GACACCTACGGCCACGACTTCGGCCGGGTCAAGCAGGCCTTCGTCGACTTCCTGCACCGCATGCCGTTCTACGGCTCGGCGGTGCTGTGCGCGGACGATCCCGGCGTGCGCTCCATCCTGCCGATGATCTCGCGCCCGGTCATCACCTACGGCCTGGGCGAGGACGTGCAGGTGCGCGCGGTCGACGTGCAGGCGCTGCCGGAAGGCGCCGGCGTGCACGGCGCGCGGCGCGCCGGCCTGGCCGACGATGCCGCCGGTGTGGAACGCGAGGGCGATGTCGTTGCCGGCAATGCCGCCGCCCGGGAAGAGCGCGGACAGGAACCCGAGGCCGCCCGCCGGGGCGCCCTGCACGCTCAGAGCCGCCGACGCCGCCGACGCCGCGCTGGTGAGCGCGATCAGCGCATTCGTCGACGCGGCCACGGCGACGGTCTGCGCACTCTGCGCCGCGGCGAGCGCGGCGCCGTTCTCCTGCACGCCGGCGACGCTGCGCAGCAGGTTGCCGACGGGGTTGTCGCCCTCGGAGATGCCCCGGAACAGCCCCGACAGTCCGACCTTGAGCGGCTGCGTGATGATCAGGTCGGTCCCGATGCGCAGCAGATCCTTGCCGATCGCGTCGATCAGCGGCCGGAAGCCCTTGAACTCATTGATGGCGCCGGCGATCTCGTCCGAGATGGCCTCGGCTGCCGAGCGCGCGCTCTCGCGCAACCGGTTCAGCGCGGGGTCGACGGCGTAGAGCGCTTCGGCGTACTGCTGCGCCAGATCGGCGGCCCGCTGCTGGTATTCGATGTTGCCCTGGTTGGCGTCGGCGAGCTCGCGCGCGCGCCGCGCCTGTTCGGCCAGTTGCGGGATCGCGCGCGCCCGGATGGCGTAGACCGCGGCCTCGCTCTCGCGCAGGCTGTCGCCGCGCTGCATTGCCAGGAACAGGTAGGCGCGCTCGGCGCTCGCCGCCGCATTGGTGAGTTGCGTGTTGCGACGCAGCACCTCGTTGAAGGCGTCGGCGATCCGCAGCAGCCGGTCCTGGCGCTGGATTTCCTCGTCGCTGACGCGCCCGCCGGCCTGCGTGGCGAACAGGCGGGCGTTGGCGATCGCGAGCTCGGTGCGGATGCGCGCCGCGCCTTCCTCGTCGCCCTGCAGCGCGAGCAGCTGCGCCCGGTACTCTGCCACCCGGTCGCCGAGCGCCTTGAGCGCGGCGGCACGCTCCTGGTCGAGCAGCACCACGCGGCGTTGGCGCTCGAGCTCGGCCTCGGCGGCGGCGGCGCGCGTCTCGTTGATCCGAGTCTGCGCGTCGACGCGCTCGCTCGGGTCGGTGGTCGCCTTCCGGTAGGCCTCGAGGATGGCGATCTGGCGGGCGAAGGCGTCGCGCTGGGCCTGCTCGTTGGCGTCCGCCGCCGCCTTGCGGTCGGCGTAGTAGTCGTCCAGGCTGACGAGACTCTGCTGGTAGATGCCGGTCAGGTACTGGTTCTGGAAGGCGTAGGCGGCGCGCTCCTGGCGCAGCGAGTCCTCGACGTCCTTGAGTGCCTGGTCGCGCTGCTTCTTCAGCACCTGTTCGGCCTCGTTGGCGGCGCTCTTGTCGGTGTAGTCCTCGCGGATCTTGGCCAGGATGGCGGCCCGCGTCGCAGCGCTCGAGGGCTTGTAGTTCGGGTCGCTGGCGGCACGCGCGTCCTGGTCGGCGAATCGGCGTTTGGCTTCCGCGAGTTCGCGGTTCAGGCCGGACACCGCCTTGGCGCGGCGCTCGAAGCCGCGGACGTACTCGTCGGCGGCAGCGGCCCGCTTGTCGAGCGCTGCCGTCGCGGCGAGCGCGGCGGCGGCGCCATCCTGACGCTCCTTGGCGCGCAGGATGTCGCGTTCCTCGGCGGCGGCGGCGGCGACCCGGTCGTTCGCGGCGCGCGCGTACTGGCCGCCGATGTCCACTGGCGGCGGCGCCGCGGCCTGGGCCCGGGCGACGGCCAGGCGCTCCTGCGCCTTGCGCAGCTTGTCGTCGATGGTCTCGGAACGGCCGATGTCGAAGGCGGCGTCCCAGAAGGACTTCCAGGTGTTCGTCACGCCGCGCAGCACGCGGTCGATCGTCCCCAGGTTGGGCTCGAGGTTGCTCAGACGGGCGTTCAGCTGGTCATAGACCAGGCCGAGCGCATCGGCCGACTTGCCTTGATCCTGCAGCGTGCGGATCTGCTGCAACTGCGCCGCCGTCAGGAAATTCAGCGACTGGTTCAGCTTGGTCGCGCCGGCGGTCACGTCCTGGTTCAGACTCGCGAACTCGGTGGCGACGTCCTTGGCGCTCTTGCCGGTGGCCTGACCGTAGCGCGCCGCGGCGTCGGCTGCCTTGCCCAGCACTTGCGGCCCGATCTCGCCGGTGGCGATCAGCGCCTGCGTGAACTCGCGCGCCGACGCGATGTTGACTTCGCCGCTCGCCGCGACCGACTTGGCCAGGGCGTTGAACTGGCCCTCGGTGATGCCGGCGTAGTTGCCGGACAGCACGATCGCGTCATTGAAGGCCCGGCTCTGCTTGGCGCCCTCGACGAACGAGTAGGCGAGCGCGCCCACCGCCGCCGCCGCGCCGCCGACCGCCAGGCGGAACGGCGTGATGAGTTGCCCGAGGCCGCGGAAGACGTTGGCGATGCCGCCCTTGTCTCCGGCGAAGGCGTCGAACAGCTGGCCGCCCTGCTGGAGCAGGATGGTCAGTGGCGAGATGCCGCTCGCCGCCGACGCGGCGACGTCGCCGATGGTGTATTGCAGGGTCAGCAGCTGGTTGCGCGACGCGAAGGCGCGCTTGCCGAGTTGGCCGGTGGCGGCGTCGAGATCGCGCAACTTGGCGACCAGGGGTGCGCCGCGTTCGGTGAGCCCGCGCTGCGCCAGTTCCATCGCGACGATCTCGGAGCGCGACTTGCCGATGGCGGCGACGGTCTTCTCGAGCGAGGCGATGTAGGCGTCGTTGCTCGCCGTGATGGCCGCCGCCTTCGATGCGGCCTCGGCCTGTGCCTTGCGCTCCTGCTCGTAGTTGAGCTTCGCCACCGTGGCCCGGAGCCGTTCGAAGGCCTCCATCCGCTTGCGCGTGGCCGCCTCGTCGGCCTCGGCCGCCGCCGCCGCGCTGGCTCGGGCCTTGGCTTCCGTCTCGTAGTTGAGCTTGGCGACGGTCTGGCGCAGCCGATCGAATGCCGCGGCGCGGCGTGCGGCAGCCTCTTCTTCGGCTTGCGCCGTCGCGTCGGCGTTCAGCTTGGCCTTGGCGGATTGCTCGTAGTTGAGCTTGGCGACCGAGGCTCTCAGCCGGTCGTTGGCCTCGGCCAGCTTCGCGAGCCGGGCCGCTTCTGCGTCGGCATTCGCCTTGGCGACCTTGTCCGCCTCGTAGGCGACCATCAGGCGCTTGCGCTCGGCCTCGGCGACCTCATTGATCTGCGCCAACCGGACCTTGAGACCGTCGTCGGTGAGCGACTTGGCCTCGTTCTGCGCCACCGCGCTCGCCTTGAGCGCCTTGGCCTGGGCGTCGACCTCGCGCAGCTTGCCGACGAGCGTGGTCAGCAGCGCATTGGACTGTGCCGCGGCGCCCTCGGCGGCCGCGCCGACCGCCGTCATGGCGGCGACGCCCTGCCTGCCGGCGCTCGAGAATGCCGCGCTGCTGCCCCCGATCTTGCCGATCAGATCGATCGTCGCGTCGCTCAGTCCGAGCGTGGCCGCGCGGATGGTCAGCAGTTCGGTGTTCGTCCGGCCTGCCGACGCGGCCAGGCGCTCGATCGACTTCTGCAGCGCCGCGGCCGGGCGCGACATGCGCTCGAAGTCGCGAGCGACGATCTGCGCGGCCTTGCCGGAGTCGCCTTCGAACTTGGCGAGTCCTAGCGTCAGGTCGACGGTCAGCGATGCAAGTGCCATGGCGCGCCCAGGTGAAGGATCAGCCGGCCAAGCCCGCGTGGGCTGGCTGGAATAGCTTGATGACGAGCAGCCGCTCGATCAGGCCGTCGAGGTCGTCGACGCCCCACAGGGGCGCGAACAGGTCGACGACGGCCGTCCAGTCGATGCCGCCGTTCCCGTCGGCGGCCGCATTGAAGATGCGCAGCGCGACGTCGTCCTCGTGGGTGAAGACCGGCCCGCCGGTTTCGAACTTCGCCCCCGCCTGCTGCTCTAGGCGGGCGCGGAGTTTTTTTCGACTTCGGCCTTCTCGGAGATGAAGTCGACGACCGACTTGAGGATCGCCTCGGCCACGGTGTTGATCATCTCCAGGTCGTCGGAGACGACTTCGGACCAGAGTTCGGCATCGAAGTCGACCTTCACGTCGGACGCTCCGACCGTCGCGCCCAGGATGTCGGCCTCGGTGAAGCCCTCCCAGCCGCAGACGTAGGTTCGGACGTCGGCGAGCGTCACTTCCCATCGCTTCGCGTCCTCGTCGCCCTTGAGCAGACGGGGCATGTCGCTCTCGGCGGGGCGCATGAAGAAGACCTTCTTGCCCCCGCCGAGATCGACGGACTTCTCGCGCCTGCGCTTGAGCGCAGCCAGTAGAGCGCGGCGGTCCATGTCAGGTCAGGTAGCAGACGTGACCCGAGACCGTCACCGACAGCTGGCCGGTGCCGGTCGCGCCCTGCGCCACGCTCTCGCCCGGAAGCGAGGGCTGGCCGCGGAACAGGCGCTGCTCGCCGGTCTCCGGGAACGTGATCCGGAACACCAGGTAGCCGAGCGCGCGCGCGACCGAGCGGATCTTGGTCATCGCGGCGTTGTCGGCCTTGAGCGAGCGGATGTCGATCGTGACCGTCTCCGCGGCGTTCTTGACCGACAGCAGCTTCTCGGTCGTGTCGATCAGGCACGACACGTCCTCGGTCTTCGCCGCGCCGCCGCCGATCGCGTACTGCGTCGACTGCGACAGCGTCGCCCACGTCGCGATGGGCACGAAGGTTCCCGACGTGAAATCCGAGTAGTCGGTGGTGTCGACGTCCTCGATCGAGAAGTTGTCGGCGGTCGGCGAACCGCCCACGCCGACGCGCGCCGCCTGGCCCTCGATCTCGTCCATGCCGACGATGTTGGCAAAGTAGCCGGCGCTGTCGGCGGCCAGACCGTGCCCGGACGAGGACACGACACCGGGGCTCGACTTGGCGATGCTCTGAATGGTCTTGGGCGCGCTCTCGGTCAGGCCGATCTCGACCCGAACGCCGCTGCCGACGATGATCTGATTGCTCATGGAACTACCTTTCGGACGTGAAGACACCGGCAGCGCCGGCGGGTTGGGGACACGGAAAGGCCGCCCGCAGGCGGCCAGGTTGGGTCAGAGCCCGGGCGGTGCCGGACTCACTCGAATGGATCGCAGCGCCCGCCGCTGACTCTGGGGAGGAGGGCCCTGAGCGGCTTGTTCACTCGCGTCGCTGCGTGCCGGTGTTTTCCGACCGCCGGCTGCGTATCCCGAGGTTGTGGCCGACCGATCTGCGGAAGCCGGCCGCCGCCTGGCGGGAAGTGGGGAACAGTGATCAGCCGATGTCCGGAGTCGTCCAGACGTCGACGCTGAAGACGGCGGCGCGCACGCGGACCTCGGGGTCGAGGCCGTCGGGCTCGTTGCCATCGGGATACAGGCCGGCCGCCTCGAGCGTCGACACGGCCTCGGCCTCGAGCACATCCGAGGCTTCGCGGTTCTCGCCCCAGCACTCGACCTGGAACGTCTCACGCACCGCCAGCAGTTCGCCGACGAGGCCGCGCTGCCGATCGACTTCGGTGCGGCGGAAGATGATGAACGGATAGTCGTCCTGCTCGTCGGCCGCGTCCTGGCGGACCTTGGTGCCCGCCGAGGTGAGCGGACTGCCGCCGATGAGCGCCGCGCGCACGCGCTCGCCGCCCGTCACTTGGGCACCTTGGCGTTGAGCCGCGCGAAATACCGGCGCAGGTACTCGGTGATGATCGGCAGCGACGTGCTCTGCAGCACGGCGTTGCCTGCGATGGTCAGGAACGGCTTCGGGTTGTGGTTCCTGCGCGTGCGGAAGTGCACCCAGCGCCAATAGAACGGGTCGTCCGGGTTGTCCGACCCACGGCGTCCCGTGGCCTCCTTGAAGGCCTGGATCGCGCCCTTCTTGAGCGGCTTGATGTTGACGAAGACGCCCACGTCTCCCGTGCGATTGACGTCCTTGCTCGCGCGGATCTTGAGCGCGCGGCGCAGCGTGCCCGCGCGCCGGATCATCTTGCCGCGCTTGAAAACGTCAGCCGGCAGGATCGGCGTCTCGGCGAATGCGCGCTCGAGCACCGGCTTGGCGCCGGCGCGCAGCGCGCGATTGGCCGGTCCCTTGCGCATCTCGGGCGCGAGCTTGGCGAGCTCGGCCTTGAGCGGTTCGAGGCCGTCGACCTTGAGGTTCACTCCGTCAGTCATCGGATCACCTTTCCCCTTGCGGGCCGGCCTTGCACATGAGGTCGATCCATACCCGCTCGCCGTCGACCTCGATCGGCTGGCCCTTGATGTCGTAGAAGCCATCCTTCCAGACCACGCGCATCGACGAATCGAGGCCCGTCCGGTAGCGGATCCGGAACCGTGTCGTGACCTCGTCCTGCATCTGCGCCGCGGCGAAGTAGTCGCGGCCTCGCAGCGGCACTGCGCGCGCCCATACCGTCGCAACCGTCTCCCAGGTGTAGGTGACTTCGCCGCGCGAGTTCTCCGACTTCACCCGGCGCTCGATGCGCACGCGCTGGTTCAGGTCGCTCATGCGAATCCCCGCCGAACCTTTCCAGGGATCATGCTCAGAAGCGAGGTCACGCCGAACGGGATCACCTGGAGGTTGCGCTCGACGGTCTGCGATCGGTTGTCGTACAGGTGGCGGATCAGCAGCAGCATCGCCGACTTGGCGAGCGCCGGCAGCGGCGCGTCCTGCGGACTGTCGTCGGGCAGCGAGTAGCCGATCGAGTAGCGCACGCGAACCGCGTCGGTGGTGTCTTCGGTGGCCGGCCATTCCTGATCGGTCTCGAGGCGCAGCACTGCCACGGCGGCCGTCGTGTCGAGTCGGTAGGTCAGCGGATCAAGGGTCTGCTCGACGCCGTCCTCGTCGAAGTAGTGCACGCCCTCGACGGCGAGCACCGGGCCGCCCTCCAGCGTGATCTCAGCCGACGGAAAGGCGTCCAGGTAGGTTTCGACCAAGGCAGGCGCGAGAGCGACGCCGAGGTAGCCCTCGCACCACTCTCGCGCAGCCTTGGTGAACACGACGATCAGATCATCATCCTCGTGCGCCGGCGGCGAGCCTTCGGCGTCCACCTTGCACTGCTTGCGCGCCATGGCCAGCGAGATCGGTTCGCTTGCGGCGGGAGTGATGACCTTCACGGGCGTTCCTTCAGCGGGCCTTGGCGCGCTTGGCCGGAGGCGTGGCCCGCTTGGTCGGCGGTGCCTTCGCCTTCTTGGCCGGCGGCGTCTTGGCGGTCTTGGTCGGGGGAGCCTTGCTCATTGGGAGCCTTTCATCGCGGCGGCTGGTTCTCGGATACGGACCGGCCGGCCGCGGCGGTCCATATGTCGTCGTTCTCTGCGCCCGGCCAGCCCGGCAGCCACGGGCCGCCGTTGGTGAAGTGGGCGATGCCCACGTCGGCCGGGCGCGGCTGCTCGTTGACGAGCCAGTTCCATGCCGGGTCGAGCGCGCCGATCTCGGAATCGGCAAGCCAGTAGAACCGGTGCAGGTCTCGCCCGGGCCGGCGCGACACGTCGCGCACCGTCAGGCGCCGGTTCGCCGGATGGTCGCAGTCGAAGAGCATCACGCTCGACCAGTTCTTGCGCGGGTAGGTGGTCTGCGCCTGGTTGACCATCTTCCATTGCGCCCGCGGGCGGTGGTCGTGCTGGACGACGTAGACCGCGCGCCCGGGCTCGATCTGGCCCAGCATCACGCGCGGGTCGCGCAGGAACACGACGTCGCAGTCGGCGAAGAGCGCGAAGCCGCGCTGGCACAGGATCGGCGTCAGGAACCTCGACGCGGCGAACTCGGTGCTCGTCGGCGCCGAACTGGCGAAGTCGAAGTGCTGGCCGCCGCGGGTGTCGATGGCGCGATCGAACAGGCCCACGTCGCGCAGCCGGTCTGCGCGCAGCAGTTCGGCCTCGAGCCCGCCGGCCGCATAGAGCGAGCGCACTGCAACCTCGACCGCCTCGGCTTCCCGCGGGTCGCTTCCGATGTAGACCCGCATCAAGGCACCATCAGGAAGTCGCCGCTGATCTCGCGCGCGACCCGGTAGCCCATCGACTTGAGCCATTCGACGGCGTCGCGATCGCCGATCCCGTACCGCTTCGCGTGCCCCGGCTTCTGCTCGACGACGACGACTGGCTTCTGCCGCGCGATGAGCTCTTCGGCGCCGCGCAGGATGAACAGTTCGTAGCCCTCGGCGTCGATCTTCACGAGGTCGACGTCGGTGAACTGGAAACTGTCGAGCCGGCGCATCTCGATGTGGCCCGGCCCGTCGACGCGGCTGTCGCCCGAACTGGTCGGCTCGGTGCGGATCGAGACCATCCCTTCGGCGGCGCCGAGGGCGTAGGGATAGAGGATGACGTTCGGCGTGGCCTCGAGGACATTGAGCTCGAAGCACTCCCGGTGCGCGGCCACGGGTTCGAAGGCGTGCACGAGGCGGAAGCGCTGCGCGAGGTTGAACGACCACAGGCCGACGTGCGCCCCGACGTCGACCGCGACCCGCGTGTCGGTGCACAGGTCGAGCGCAGCCTGCTGCTTCTGGCCCTGGTAGGCGGCCCGGCCGTTCAGGATCATGCGCACGCGCGGGTCCGCCATCCAGGCGGGCAGATGCGCCTCGCCGTCGGGGAACCACCATCCGTCCTCGAACTTCATCCGATGATCTCCATGAGGTTGCGCCGCACTTCCTCGACCGTGATCGCTTCCATCGAGGCGCGGCATCCCTCGCATGGCGTGCGCGCTCCGCAGGCCTCGCCGGCGTGGCGCAGGTTGCGGTGCTGCGGGTAGCCGGTGATGTCGGTCCCGATGAACTCGCTGAACAGAACGACCGCCGGCACGCCGAGCGCCGCCGCAGCGTGGTGCAGACCGCCCTCGGTTCCGACGAAGGCGCGGCTGGCCGCAAGCACCGCGCATGCATGCCGGAAGCTCGGCGTCTCGACGAAGTTCACGCCGCGCAGCAGCTGCGTGCCTGCCGGACCGACCTGGACGAACTCGCCGCCGCAGTCGACCAGCGCCTGCCACCGGTCCCAGATCCAGGCCTTGTTCGACCCGACGACCTTGGTGTGCGGTTCGACGAGGATGCGGCCGCCGTGCGCCGCGCCGAAGGCCTTCTCGTCCGCGGTCAGGTAAATCTCGCCAGGGCTGATGTCCCAGCGTTTCCACGCCCACCGCTCCGGGCCCTTGGCCGCGATGTAGTGGCGACTTCCGGAACAGTTCAGCAGTCGCTGCACGTTGCGGCCGGGCATCCTGGCCAGCCGCGGATTGCCGTCGAACACGGGATGCCACTGTGGCTGCCCCGAACGATTGACGATGAGCACCGGTCGCTTGTTGATCTGGTGCAGCTTCTTGGCGATCGCCGTCGCCATGATCCAGTCGCCCGCGCCCACGGTTCAGGCGCCGGGTTGGCGTTGGCGGCGGAAGTAGCCCATCCACTCCTGAAACGGCCCGGACTGCGTCTGCTCGAGGTAGAACCCGGCCGACTGCATGACCGTGATGATGTCGTGCAGGGTCCAGAACGACCGCGGATCCTTGATCACCGGCCCGGTCGGCGGCAGGCGGATCACGCACAGTTCGCGCGCCACGGCCGCGAGCGCGGTGCAAACCTTGGACGGGTCGCGCAGCTTGTGCAGGATCGCCAGCATGAGCACGACGTCGAACTCGCCGAGTTGGCCGACGTCGAAGTCGTTCAGGTTGGCCTGGTGGAACTCGCACGGCAGGCCGGCCGCGAGCTCGCGAGCGACCTCGACATGGCCCTCGACGACCTCGAGCCCGACGCAGGCCTTGGCGCCGTAGCGGGCCAGTTCGATCGCGATCAGACCTTCGGCGCAGCCGGCGTCGAGCACCGTCTTGCCGGCCACCGATTCGAAGAGCGGCGTGAGGCCGGTCAGCTGCTGCTCGAGCGTGCGATCGCCGTCGCGGCCGCCGGCGATGAACCAGCCCTTCTTGTTCAGCGTGTCAGGTGAGACCATGCGGTTCCGTCCGTGAGTTCAGG